AATCGGTTTAACGTGGGAGTGCACGCGAATGATGGACAACTTGCAACCGATATTACATTTCACAAGGTTATTACGAAGGATCAGTATGATTTTTATGGATCTATCGCGGATGCTGAATGTCTCGAAACGCCATCACATGCCGTCACACAAGATAGTATTAAAAAGGACACAGTCTTCACGTTGGTAACAGATACTGCGTACTTTGACAGGGCGAAAAGGACTATTATTGATTTACGAACACGCGGCAATTGGCATGGAGATGTTGTTCTAATTACAGTTGGGTTCACGCTGAACGCGAATTTCAAGGACTTCTATAATATTACGGAGACCAGTTTCGCTGCGATAGATAAATCAGCCCTACTTGCCAAGATCGGCAGCAACGGCTTCACCGATACGACAGACAAGAGAGAAATCAATAAACTTGCACAATGGGAAAAGTTGCATGTGTTTGACGAGTATTTTGCACAATGGTCAAGAGTGGTTTATTTGGACGCAGGTCTGCGTGTTCTCGATGATGTTAAATATTTGCTTGAACTCGAATACAAGGACCGGATTCTTGCACCCAAGGATGGTAAACTACATGAAGACCAAGCGTTTAAATGTCAGTTGAGCACAGACAATGCCAAATTAATAGCTAATATGCGGAGTGAATTCGGTGAAAATATGTTCACGTCAAATTATATGCTTAACTGCATGTGGATATATGATACAAATATTCTCAAATTGTGCAATAAACAACAACTGATTGATGCGATGAATAAGTACACGTGTTGCAAAACAAACGAAATGGGAATAATGAACATATTATTTTGCTTCAAGTATAACTTATGGGAGCCATTCCCGGCAAAGGCACCCAACGGCAAGTTTTTATTTGACTGGTGTGAATTAAATCAAACATACAAGACAACATGGAGAGAATACTGTTATATGAAGTACCCGGTTACCATTTCATTTGGCGATGTATAAATATCTGAAAACCAATAACCAATAAATAAAATAATATAATCATTTGCATAATATTATTTTACCATTTCGTAGACTTCTTAACGCTAATTTTAGGCCCACCCCCGCGCTTTTTAACCGCACTTGGGTCATACTGCTCCTCCTCCTCCTCATCCTTGAGTCCCTTGGAGAGTTCCCAGAACTCCTTTGACCCCAATCTAAAGTCGCCATGATTGTCGGCCTTGTACCAAAAGACCTGATCGTGCAACTTGTTTGATTTGGAGTTATTATTAATTACAAGACATTCGTAGTTTTCAGTGCATTGGTCCATCACCTGACAAAAACTCTCAAATGTTGGAAACATACCAGCATAGTTCTCGTATATTCGCTTTCTGTTGGCAATGTAGTTCTCTCTGAGAATGAAAACGTAATCAATATTTGTACGGAGAGTTGGTGGAATACCCAACGGGTACTGCATAGTTATCACCAACATTACCTTCCAATGGCGTCCGTTCATAAACAGCAACCGCATCATCTTGTCTCGTGTCCAGGTGGCATCATATAAGCAGTCATCTAAAATTACAAACGCGCGCGGGTCAATGGTGCTGCGTTTATATGTTTCCATTTCCTTCTTGATTTGTTTGAGGACTGTTCGCTGTCTTTTCAATATATTTTCAATAATCGCAGTGTTGTATTCATTATGGACGAATAGTTTCGGAACCATCTTAGCGTAGAAACCATTACCCTCTTCTGTTCCGGAAATTACGGTACCAATAGGTATTTCCTGTTGATAATAAAGCAAATCTCTTACCAAAAATGATTTGCCGGTGTCTCTCTTGCCAATCAAAACTACAACGGGGCCCTTATTTTCATTTGGTTTGAAACTAATACTTTTCATATCAAACTTCTTCAACTCTAATGTCATTTTAAATAATTTAGAAATTAAAATTTATTTTTTTAAACGAATGTTAATCGTAGAACTTGCCATGATTTTAGCCAATATAGGTTAATTTTTGCTATTATAATCAGAGCCTGTAATTAGATTGTAATTAGGGTTTATAATAAGTTAAAAAGACGTATAATTTATATATTAAATAGCTAAAGTATGTTGGTCAACTATCAAAAACGAAAAAACGCGGATCTCTTTAAAAGTTTAGAGTCTTCCGACTCATTGTTTCTCTCTACGGCGCAGAATTATATTCCCGTTTATCAACGGTTCTTCTCCTTAAATGATACCAACTTTAACAATATTAATCTAAATCACAAATGGCACATTTCGTCTATAACCAGACCAGATGGCGATGACCATCATATATTTAAATGCAAACTTAAGAATGCAACAACCGGCAAGGCAAAGGACAAGGACGTGTTTGTGAAAATGGCTCCTCTATTAGATCCATACAAGTATTTAATCGGAAAATACGATGTAACCGATGACAAACTCTTCGCATTGCCCCAGCTAAGCTCAACTCCTTCAGATTGTAACGCAAAGTTTCTTGATCCCAACAATGCGGCATATGTTGATGGGTTATTTGTATTTTTAACAAGCAATTTAATGCATGCGCATAATTTTCCACATGGCGTAGACTATTACGGCTCGTTTTTAGGTATAAAGAACAATTTCACAATCAACGTTTTTGACGATATTGAATATTTAAATAACTCAGAATTTTTCAACAAAAATAAAAACAAATTGTTTAAAATTGATGATTATGAGCATTTGTTTCAAAATGAAACCCAGAAACTCAAACCAATTATTATAGAACACAATACAAGCGCCCGGTCCCAAATGTCTATTGCATCGTTTGATAATAAAATCTTTGATGGCGTTTTTGAAGAAAATACGATGAACCTGAGTGATCTCAAGGACCTATCCGTCGACTTGTGCGATTTGGTTGACTTAACAAATGCCGGGCCACAGGTGAACAATGATACCAAACAATTAACCTTAAAATCCAACTCAACGTGCTCGTCAAGATCATCGCATACTGAGAACGACGACCGCTGCGACGATACTGCTAAAGATGAAACCGGTACCGAGGAAAATGCACCAGACGCCATGAGTGATGAGGATACCGAATGGGAGGATGAAGCATCTGACTCTGGAAGTGGTTCCTACGAGGAAGAACAAATCTGCGCAAGGATTGAGAAATTCCCAGTTCAAGTCATATGTATGGAAAACTGCGAAGACACGCTCGATAATTTAATTCTAAATAACGAACTAACCACGCAGGAATGGTATTCGGCCCTCATGCAAATAGTTATGATGCTAATAACCTACCAAAAGGCGTTCGGGTTAACACATAATGATTTGCATTCCAATAACGTCATGTACAATCATACCGACAAAAAATTTATTTACTACTGCTATAAGAAGAAACACTATAAGGTGCCCACTTTTGGGCGCATGTTTAAGATTATTGATTTCGGAAGAAGCATTTATAAGTACGACGGCAAGCTTTTTTGCAGTGATAGTTTCCAACCCGGAGGTGATGCAGCAACGCAATATAACACAGAACCGTATTTAAATGAGAAGAAGCCGAGATTAGAGCCGAACTTCAGTTTTGATTTGTGCCGCCTGGCATGCTCCATATTTGACTATGTTATTGACGATGTGGATGATATTCGGCTCATTAAAAAATGCAAAGACCCTGTTAAACGACTAATTCTGGAGTGGTGTTTAGACGACAAGGGCATAAATATGTTATACAAAAATGACGGAACTGACCGCTACCCGGAGTTCAAGTTATATAAAATGATCGCAAGATGTGTGCACAACCACACGCCGCAAGCTCAGTTAGATCGCCCGGAATTTAACGCATTTTCCGAGTTTAAGGGAGAGATTCCGCCAGATGTGATAGATATTGACAGTATTCCGTCGTACATGTAGCACAAATAGACAATTAAAATTTTGGGCGCCAGTTCATAATACAAATTATATTCACATATATTATGAACCAGTTTGGATTTATAATTACGAGGCATGTGAATTCTGAAAATACAAACAGATATTGGAACCACTCCGTTAAACTGATACGAACACTATATCCTCGAGTAAAAATTGTTATTATAGATGACAATAGTAACCAAGAGTTTGTAAAGGCGGATTTTAATTATAAAAATATTGAAATTGTACAATCCGAGTTTCCTGGCCGCGGAGAACTGCTGCCATACTACTACTACATTAGAAACAAGTATTTTGAAAATGCGATAATATTGCACGACAGTGTTTTTATTCATAAAAAAATCAACTTTGAAGTCTTGCGCGGCGAAAAAGTAATGCCATTATGGGTTTTTGAACAGGATGGCGAAAACTTGGAAAACACTATAAGAATCGCGCGAAACCTAAAATACAGCTATGACATCAGTAAGGCTCTCCGTGTAAAGGACATAAAAACGCTTGTATTTGAACTGCCGCGGGCCAAGTGGTTTGGGTGTTTTGGGTGTCAGGCATATATAAATCACAATTTTTTAGTCGGTCTTGATAACACATACGGTATATCAGCACTTGTTGACACGGTTAAAACACGACCAGATAGGTGCTGTTTGGAGAGAATACTTGGCTGCCTATTTAGTATAGAAAACCCGCGCGTATGCATAAACCAGGGGCTGTTTGGGAGCATATTCAACCACTATAAGAGGTTTGGATACTCGTTTGACGCTTATATGACGGATTTCAACCAGGGCAAAGTACCGTCGTCTGTGGTGAAGGTATGGACTGGTCGTTAATTATAAGGTGGTAATTCATTATACAATGCTGATTATTCATTATATAATGTAGTTCTATAGACGGGAGGTCTCCGGATATAAATTGTCTAAAAGTTTAAGTCTTAATGGGGCAAACTTGGACAAACCTAAATTCGGAATTTGTAGTATCAAATCGCGAGCTATATTTCGCCTTGTCGCCGATAAATTAGTTTTGTCTATTGTCTTGTCTGCTTCTATAATTGCGTCAGTTAGGAGGTCTATTGATCGTTTAAATTTGTTTAAAAACCGCACACAATCCTCAATAGTTATAGGTTCGCCATTAAATATTATCACCCCATCTGGAAATTTCTGAGATGGCGCCTCATATGACACCTTACCAAACGGGAAGAAGTTACTGCATACACTTGGAATTGTATCCCCCGTCGGAAGTATTGTATTCGTGCTGGGGTTTAATTTAATAAAATTTATATAATTAGCACGGGCAAGTTGTTCTTTAAGAAATAAATATTGTGCATAATAATAGAGTTTTTCAGTTAACATGCGCTCTCGGTTCTGAAATATAAAGCTTACTGGCATTTGTGCTCCTCCTCCAATAGGCACAGATCCTGAAATCTCGGACATATTCTCAAAGTAGTGTTTATTTTTTTCATAGCCTCCAAAATCCATATCTAAAAATGGGAAAAGCATTTTATTAGGAGCCCGTAAGCTAATTTTTACCATGTCTTGATACCCACAGACTTTTTTCCTTGTGGTTGGATCAAGAACTGATAT